GCCTTCATGCGGATCTGGCTGCGCTGCAGATTTCCTAACCCTGCGTTGTACGCAAAAGAGACCAGAGCGTCGAAGCGCCCTTGATGACCAGCACAGCCGGGAACCAGACGAAGAACACCTCGTTCAAAAGCAGTGACGTCAGCGTCGAAAAGCGCATCGATCTCTTTCTTGGACCAGACACGGTTGTGCTCTGGACGTAGCGGGTAGTTCATGCGGATGAACCCAGTGTAGCCTTCTTTGCGAACCATAGGCAGTTGGATCTGGTCCTGATACAGGACGTGCCCGTACCCAACGGTCCAGATGTGAGCAGGGCACAAGTAGGGCCGGGTTCTGTAGCCCTCGTACCTGTGCATCAGCGCAGCGCCCTCGGGGCTGAGCTTCACTTCTTGCTCCACTGCCTGCTGCCGAACCAGAACCCGATGATTCCGCCCAGCATGGCCATCTCGTCCTCGCTGAAGATGATCGCCGTCACCCGGATCAGGTCATCCACCGACTGGATCAGGCCCGGATGCTTCCAGACATACAGCGTCAGCGCAGCGTTGATCAGCACCAACTCGATGATGAAGATATAGGTCACCGTCGGGCGCACCGTGCCGACGTAGTTGGCAACCCAGCGGCTGGCCTTCTCCAGCACCTTCTCATCGTGCCTGAGCGCAGCCTCGGTCATCTGCGCCTCGGTCTGCATCGCCACCTGTTCGACGCGGATCTCTTCCATCTTGGCTTGGGAGGCGTACCCCTGAGCCGCAAGCTGGAGCTCCCGCTCGGTCTGCAAACGCGCTAGGGCAATCTCGTGCTTCTGGTCGCTCTTGTTCTGGAAAAACTCCAGCAGCTTGGGCAGGCCGCTGATCAATAGACCGCCGAGGGTAGACAGAAGCGACAGCATTACTTGGTCCCCTTTGCGAACTTCTCGCGCTCCTCAAGGAGCTTGACCTTGACCTGAAGGTCGTTGATGTGCATCATCAACTGCTCCTTCATGATGGCCCTGCGCTCGGCAGAAAGCGGGCTGTCGGTAGGAATCCCCTCATTGGTGATCAGCGCCGGCATGTGGCCCTCAATCTTGGTCAGCCGCTCAGAGAACGAGTTGACCTGCCCCAGAAGCCATGCAAGGCACATCACCACGATGGGGATGACCGCCTTGAGAACGTCAGTCCACGCCATCACGCTCTCCCTTCTTGGTCGTATGCATTTTGTGCCACCTGTACAGCAAGAACGCGATCTGCAGCACCACATAGACCAACGTGGACCACAGGATCAGATCGTTCACCTGGATGCCGGCGACGGTCGCGCCAGCGACGGCGACTGGCGGCGAAGCCTTTGCGGCTTCAGTGGCGATGTCGGCTTTCTGCTGCATGGTCAGGCTCATGTCAATCGCTCGTCGGTTTCTGCAGCGCGAGCCTCGCGCTCCATCGGATGATCGGTGTACCCGTGGCGGACGAGGCCCCACAAGTACGTAACATAGTATCGCACTACGCCCATGCGCTGGTACTGCCGCCAGTGCGCCTGCTCGTGGCGGATCAGGCGCTGGCTGTGCAGGTGCTCGGCCAGGATGAAGATGCCCCACGGCGCGAGGCAGATGCCTGCGTAGCCGGTGCGGCGCAGGAACCAGCGGATGAGGTGGGGCGCGGGGTGGGGGGTCACTTCGACTCCAAGGCCGCCAGTCGTGCTTCCATGGCCTCAATGCGCAGCATGGCTTCTTGCAACACGACATGCGACACCACGCTCATGATCGATTGCTTCACGGCTTTTGTCGTCGTGCCGGTGGGTTTGTCCACCTCGATGAGATTGCCCTCTGCATCGGCCTCGATGACCTTCTCATAGTCGGGCGTCTCATACACCAAGCCAGGAGATACCTGCTCGATCTGCTGTGCGATCACGCCGAGCATCTTCTGCGAAGGGTTCGTCTTGAACGCAAAGCGCACAAACTCGTAGGCTTTGAACTTATCCCAGTAGCTCGGCGCTGGCGCGATGTCCTGCTTCAGCTTGATGTCGGAGATAGCGCTGAACGTGCCGGTGCGGTTCTGGCAAGTTCCGTTCGACCAAACGATGAACTTCGATTCCGTCGCGTCCTCCGCAAACTGGAACCAACTAGATGTGTCGTTGGGCGATGCATTCGGAAACGTCTGACGATACAAACGCAGCGTGCCGCTTGACCCTGTGTGGTAGTCGCGCGTCGTCGGGTTGCTGGCGTCGGCAGAGTAGAGACCGTGAAAATTTCCTGATGTTGTAACCGCAGACGGGCCTGATGCTCTCAGATATGGCTGAAGCGCAAAACCGTATACGCCATCAACGCCAAGCTGCAAAATCGTTGCGCTCTTTGCATTGCCAGGGTCAGCCATGACGTCCAATCCGCCGTTGGCAGTCGGCGTTAACGCGACGTTTGCGTTGGCTGAATCAGCCGCCAAATTGATACCGTCGCGGTCCAGTTTGACGATATTTCTGAAATTGCCAGTGGTTGGCGGAAGATAGATTGTGCCGAACGTGGCAACCCCGTTTGTCCTTCCGTTGTAGAGCGTCTCCGTGCAGGCTTCGATGTAGCCGCCGAACATCTGCACAGTCTTCGCAAACGTGCCTTGCGAACTGATATACACGCCTGTCGGCGTAGCCAGAGGCGCAGTGCCGCGGACGTTGCTGGTCGAGTTGATCAGCTCGACGTTGGTGTTGTAGAAAAAGACATCGCCAACGCCTTTGGCGTAGATGCCGACGTTTCCGTTGACAAACGAGCAGTTGTAGAAGCCGCTGCGAGTCGTGTAGTTCTGATTTGTTGCGGACGGCGATGTGTTGTAATCGTATGGATACGAAAACACCAAGTGCTGCGTGTTTGTGTTGCCGTGGTAGTTATAGACGGCATGGTAAAAACACCCGGACTGACGATTGCTTGTGTCGGTCACACCGGGCTGAAAATCCATACCGATGTGGCAGTTCTTCGCCGTAACGCTGTGGCTTACAAAATAAGACTGCGATACGGGCGCTGCCAGTGTGACATTGCCAGTGTTTTCTGGCCACACACCAATGCCGGTCACATTGGTTTTTCCGTTGCCGTCAATACAGATTCCGCTGATTTCCACAAATGTCGTGGAGACACGGAACACGGCCATATTATTTGAGCCAGCATTGATCGTAACTCCGCCATCACCGACGATGCGCAGGTAAGGGCGCAAGTCGTAGTTGTTGTCCCAAGGAATCAATACGCCATTGAGAATCGAATCCGAGCTAGTCGTGCCGTTGATCAGGTAGGTGCCGTCAGGGACATAAACCGTCCCACGGCCAGCGGCAATAACAGCGGTGACGGCGGATTGGAATGCAGCACGGCTGTCCGAGATACCGGTTGGATCGGCCCCGAAGTCCAACACGCTGACCACATCCCGCATCTTCGCCTGCGCCGTGCGCGTGACTGCGCCGGTGCCGGCTTGGAGGAACGACACATCGGTAGCATCCACCTCGACGACCACGCCACTCAGGCGCTCCGTCGCCGTCAGCGCCGAGTACACCGTGCTGCCGTTCTTGTTCTGCACCAGCAGGCTGTAATCGCTGTCCACGTACAGCCTGGCGGGCGTGCCAGAGCGCATGGGATAACCGCCACGGGTTCGCACCGGAAGCGCGGCCGGCACGCTGAGTGCGGCGTCCCAGTACACGCTGATCGGGTTGCCGATGGGGTTCAGTCCGGCGGTGCCGATCCAGATGTAACCGTCTTCAAGCGGCTGGCCGTCGATGTCGGTGATGATGGGGAAGGGGGGCTGGATGCTGAGGGCGGTCATGGTTATCTTTCGGGTTGAAGTTGACGGGCACGCTCTTCGGTGAACGCTGCGCCTGCCACGCCGCCGACAGCGGGCGCCGCACGGGCAGCCCGGGCCGGCCGCTGGGCCGCTTGGGCACGCTTGATGGCGTTTTCAATAGACAGCATCGCAGCCTCTGGATTCTGATAGATCACGCGGGCGAGTTCGGCGTTGACCTTGCGGTTGACAGCTTGGTCTACGCTGTTCAGCGCACGCAGAACTGCTTGAGTAGTAGCGCTCATTGAAGAGCTTGGGATTGTTAGCGCCGGGAGTCCGGAATCTGATGTTTCTTTTGTAAGCGATCCAATGCGTGGAGTTGCGCCGCCGCGCGTGGCTGATTCGTCGATGCGCCTGATGCGGGCGATGTCATCCTGCGCCAGCTTCAGCAAGCCCTGCAGCGCCGGCAAGCTAAGATTGCTGCGGCGAATGACCTGATCTGCGGCGCCCGGCATGGCAAGCGTTGGGTCTGCCAGCGCCTGCTTTGCCGCAATGCCGAGTCGCGCGCGCTCAGTGAACTCGTTGATCAGGTTTCGGCCTGGCACAATGTTCTCTGGCAGCGCAACCATATACGCCCTACGCTGCGCCTCGTCATTAAGCGTTTTAAGCGCTGCGCTCGGGTTCGTCTCAATGAGCTGGTTCAGGCTCTCTGCCGTCACGCGCCTGATGGCATCCTTGCCCTGCTCATTGCTGCGCTCCAGAGCCAACTTCATCCGCGCGGGATCTGCCGTGATGTACGTCAGCATCTGGTCCGCGGTCTTGCCTTGGAACGGGCCACGGAACGTCGCCAAGTTGTCCAGTGCAGCCTTGGCTTGCAACGCCTCGTTTTCAACCTGCGCCAGTGCGCCGCGCACGTTCATGCCGGCGTCTTCAAAGCGCCGCAGCACCGGCGCATTGGTTTGCAGCCAGCCTTGCAACTTCTTCGGGTCGAACTGGAAGTTCGACATGGCCTCCTTGCGGGCCAGCGCGGTCAATCCTTCACGCATCGCAGAAAAAGCCGTTACGTCGCCTGCAAACGTACGAACAAACTGATCTGCGGCGTCTTGGTCTTTGAGAAACGATCCGACCACTTGCGATGGATCGACGCGCATCTCGCCAAACATGGCCGGCTTCAGAATGCGCGCAGTCTCGCCTTCGCGGAAGCGCGGCGCATAGATATTGCGATAGTTCGCCAGCGCTTTGTCGTACAGCTGCTTCGTCTCGTCAGAAAACGCCGGCGACTCCCTGACCATGCGGTCAACGGATGCGTGCAATGTCTGCAGGTTTTTGACTTCTACGCCCTGCAGCGAAGGCGAACCCCTACGAGCTTCTGCAATAGTGCCGTTGATCGCCTTGCGAAGATCGTCCAGCTCCTCAAGAGTTGCCGTCGTTGGTACGGGTGCGCCGGGTTGGGCCACCATGCGCTTTGTAATTTCGCCCCGTCCAACGGGTTGCGGCTTCTCAACTTGGCGAAGCGCAAGAATCCTTCTGACAATCGGTGGAGCGGTTTCTGGCGCAAACCCACTGAGCGGTCTGCCAAGGATACGCTCTGCGTCAGCAACCAAGCCGTCAATGTTGGCTCTTGTGCCGCCAGCAGAGTCGGTTGCCGCCTTGTATGCAGGAGTGATTAGCGTTTCCCGCAGATTTTTGGACAGTTCCTCTGCCCGCGCAGCAATGGCCTGCCCAGCGGCCTGCGGCCCTGGCAGTGCCTCGCCTTTGGCGCGTGCGGCAGCATTGAGGACGGCTTCCTCCGCGTCAACGCGGGCCAGCATCGTGTCGCGCACGCCTTCCAGTTCACTGCGCCGCGCGGGCGTGAGCATCGGGACGCGAAGCTGATCGTTGACCTGCAGCAGCGACTGACGCAGTGCGCTTACCTGCTGACGTTGAAACTGCAGCACCTGATCCGAGATTGGGCTGCCGGCGTTTGCAAGCCTGCTGGTCAGCACCGCCAGATCGACCGTCGGCTCTACGCCTCCAGCGTCAAGAATTTCCAGCAGGTTGTACCTCATGCCCGGCGTTCCTGCCGTTTCACCGCCGCGCGCAAATCCAGCCTGCGCCGCCCTTCCAGCCTCGGTTGTGCCGCCCAGCGCGTTGAACAGCACATCCTCTGCCGTTTGAGTTGGTTTTGTTATGCGACCAATCGTTGAATTCCAAACATTTCCAACTAGTCTTGCGCCGGCGCCAACAACTGGCATTAAAGACCCCACCAGCGCCCCACCAGTAGCCCCTGCCGGCGTTCCCTCGGCCGCGACGCCACCAATCAAGCCCGAGGTGCCGCCAGCACCAGCGCGCACGCCAGCGCCTCGAAAACCCGTCAAGCCCGCAGCTCCAGTCGGCCCCATGCCACCGGTTTCAATGGCCGCCCCGGTTCGGGCTGTAATGGAACCGGGCGCTGCGGCAGTCTGCAACAATCTGCCAACACCAGCAGGACCGGCAATGCCAGTCGTCACGCCTCGGGTAACGGTTTCAGTTCCTCGTTCTGCGGCCGTTTCTGGGACGGCCACTCCCATTTTCGTCAGCAGGTTGTTCAGCGCCTGCGAAGGCGTTGACAAGTTCGTGCCGAAAAGTCTGTTCACTGCCTCGACGGCAGGGTCAAGCACCAGTGGCGCCAAAGCTCCGACGCCGGCACCCAAAACGGCGCCAGGTGGACCCGCAACTGCGCCGCCACCGAGTGCGCCCATTGCAACCGGGGCAGCGCCGCGCGTGACGGCACCTGCAATGCCGGCTGCCGTGGTTGGCTTGATGCCGAACGTCTCCTCGTAGGTCATTGGCGCTGCCGGCGGCTGCGTGGCAGGAGGAGGCTGCTGGGGTACTTCCGCTGCCGTTTCCGGAGCCATCTGCGCGACCTGCTGCGGAGCGGCCTGGGGAGCCGCCTGCGGAAGCGATGAAGTTGCCTGCGATGGCATTGCCGTCGTTGGCATTGCTGCCGTCGCTGGCATAGCTGGTGCCGTCGGCATAGCTGCTGCCGGCATAGCGGGGGCTGACGGCTGAACTGAAGGCTCCGCCGCCGGCAGTGCAGCGGCTTGTGCGGCTACCGCGGCCTGTTCTGGCTGAGGCTGTGCCGCAGGAGCCGCCTGAGCCCGAGCCGCAAAAGCCCGTTCTGCAGCCGCACGAAGTTGGTCGGGCGTGGCGTCGTCAGGCCCGACGATGCGTAGAACGCTGCCGTCAGGCGCTTGGATTCGATATTCGCGCTCTGCCATGTTCAGTCCAGTACGCGGAAACCGCCGCCAATGTCCTTGCCGCCAGGGGCAGTCGGCGCGGACCTGAACGCGCCCTGCGCATTCAGGGCGTCATATCGTTGACCCAACTCGCGCATCCGCCTCACGTACGGACCGAACTCGGGAGTTTCCTCCAAAGGCCTTCTGCCAATCAATGACTGCACAAAGCCCAACACCCCATTTTTTTTCACTGCGTCAATGATCTGCTGGTCGGTGATGGCGGCGGTGGCTGGTTGGGCCGGCGCAGGTGCTGGAGCCGGTCTTGTCGTCACCGGAGTGGCGACGTTTGCCGCCGGCACTGGCGCGGCGACAGCGGGGGCAGGCGCAGGAACCGGAGCGGGGGCAGGGGCAGGGGCAGGTCTTGTCAACACCGGAGTGGCGACATTGGCCGCCGGCACTGGTGTGACGGGGGCTGCGCCAGTAGTGGGGGGCGCTGCCGCGCTTGGCTGGGCTCCTTGAATGGCGGCCTCGAAGTCAGCCAATGAAGGTATCTTTCCCTTAAACCCACGTATCGTTCTGTTTTTTTCCAAATAATCTGCAACATCAGCAGATTGTTTGGCAGAGGTTTTCATCTGCTGCAGAATCAATCGCAACCTTCTAGCATTCACATCTGGGCCAAGCGCCGGATCGAATGACCTCTTGAGGAAGTTTTCGCCTTCAACCTGCGTGAATTGGGCGCCAAGAATAGCCCTCAATCCATCTTGTATCACTCGCTCCGCGTTTTGCCTTGCCTCTTGCGACGCTGGAACCAAGAGTGGCCTCAATGCCTCTGGTATGACTTGAACTTGAACACCAGTCAACGTGGGGCCGCGACCCGTCGCGGATCTTTCAAGTTTTGTCACAACATCTTGCAGCGCAGCAATACGAGCAGTTGCGTTTGCAGAACCACCGCCAAGAGTCCAGTCGGTGTAAATGTCCGCCGCTTTTTTGTCAAGAGCCTGTTCAAACGGAGTAGGCGGTGCCGCTTGCCCGCCAACCTCAATCTTGGTCGCGCCGGCACCTTTGCGAGCAATCCACTGTTGTTGTTGCTCCGGGGTCAGGCTGTTGAAGTAGGTCTGCTCCCGAATGTCTTCTGTTGCCTGGATGCCGCCAGTAAGTTTTTGTTCTGCAGCCGCAACCTGAGCCTCAATCTGAGCCTTGCGCGCCTGAGCAACCGCCAAGTCCCTGCTGGCGACCTCTCTGGCCTCAGCGGTTCCGGCCTGTGCCTGGGCGATCTTTGCGTCGGCAATCGCCTTGTCGGCCTTTGCACTGGCCTCGCGCAGTTCAGTAGGCCCCATGACCATTGCCTGCCGCACCTTCAGCACAGACTCCGTCCAGTCCTTGCCGAACGGGCCGCTGTTCATTGCAATCAGCGTGTCCGCGACACGCCCAGGATTCTCGTTGGCCAAGCGCGCATAGGTGCGCATGACCATTGACTCGTTCGGATTGGATTCGGCCGTGGCGTCCGCGCGCTGGTTTAAAAGCTGCACGGCCACACTGGGGTCAACCTGCAACGAAGCAATGACCTTCCCGAAGTAGGACTTCTCGTTGTTCTGCCGCTCGGTGCTGAACTGATTGAAGAGCCCAGTCATGTTCTCGGCAAGCGACTTCATGCCAGGATTGGCCAAAACGACGTTCTGAAAGTCGTCATACGTTGCCGTGCCTGCCGAACGCTTCGCGTTGAGGTTCTTGAGCGCCGCGTCCATGAGAAGTTGCTGCTCTGCGGCTCGTCTGGCGGCAGCCTGTCTTAGCTCAAGCTCTTCTCTTGCCTTGGACGCCTCAGCAAAACTCTCTCCGAGCTTCATGCCCGTTTGTAGCGCCTGCAGCGGCCCCTGCGCAGTGCTTCGGATGCTGTAATCGAACGGCTGAACCACGTTTACCTCCCGAACAGCGAGCCGAACCCGAGGCCCATCTTGCCGCCAGCGCCAATCTGGGCGCCGATCAGGCCTGCCGGCAGGTTCATCAGCCCCTGGAACGCGCCAGCCTGCCCGAGCGCTCCACCGGCTTGGGCCGCGCCCTGTTGCTGGAGCAGATTGCTCACGTTCGTGGCCATCGTGCTGCCGGCAGCCGCGGTGCCGCCTGCAGATGCCTGCCCGAGCTCTGCGAGACGCTGCGAAGCGCCGTAGCCCGCGCCAGCAAGGCCGCCGAAGCGGTTGTACTGGCTTTCGATAGCTTGGCCGAGCATCTGCGGCCGAAACTGAGCCAGTGCCGCCTGCAGATTGCCGCCACGCAAGCCGCCTGTGGCCGAGGCCCGCGCGAGCATGGCCTCCTCGCCCTGACGCACCTGGGCCTGATACAGCGGCGATGACTCAATGCCCTGGATGGCTGCGGCTTGCGCTTCGGGGCCTGCGAGGCCCGCAATGGCCCGCTGCTGGGCGAGCGCCTCAGTGCCTAGGGTTTGGTATGGGGTAAAGCCCGGAAGCGCCTGCTGGCCCGCTTGCACGTAGGGCTTGAGGATTTCCTGGATGCGGTCGAACTGGCGACGCTGCTCTTCGATGCCGGCAGCGGCTGCGCCGGCTTGCAGGCCCGCAGCCTCCTCGGCCGCATTCGATCCCATGATCCCGCTGAGCAGTTGCGAGCCGCCGAGAATGAGTAGGTCGGTCCAACCCAGTGCCATCACAGTCCCCTTTCAGGAGCCGCTGGCCGCTCGAATCTCAGCGGGCGCATTGTGCCACGCAAAAGCCGAGCGGTGAAGCAGCGTTCAGTCTTCGTCATCCGACATGCCGCCAGAGTCTTCTTCTTCATCCTCGCGCGGCTCCCACGCTTGGCATGCCCGCAGGTCGTGACAGACGAACTCCAGTTTCTCGCAGTAGCCGCGGAAACCAGCGCCCACATCCCACGCATTCCACGGGATCGCCTCCATCTTGCGCTGCGTTTCGGTGGAGTTGTCGTAATACTCGCAGTTCGAGCAGCGACGACGCCGCGCCTCACGCTCGTCCACTCGCATGGACTTTGCAAGCGCGATCCAATACGTCCGATTCGCGCGGGGCTCGTTGCTGGGCACTTCCGGGCCTAGCATCCAGTTGCGAATGGCGTTTTGCGTGTTGCGCTTGTTCTCGGACGCAGTGATGAACGGCTCTTCGTATGGGATACCCCCGAGAGTCAGCATCATCACATCAGGGCGCTCTGCGTCTTCCATGCTTGCCTCGTCAGGTGATTTCGCGGCCAGAAACACGCAGCGTCAGCGCCGTTGCGGCACTGGCGATGGTGCTGATGAACCCGCCAGACTCCAGCGCCTGGCCCACCAATTCCGGGCACAGGTAGGTTTCACCCGGCACGACGGTACGGTCGTCGATCACGAGGTTCGAGTTGCCGGCAGAGCCGCCAGAAGTGACTAGGTTCACGCTGAACGTGCGGTTCACCGTATCGGTGTTCGTCACCGTGGCCTTGTCGATGATGGCCTTAGCGGCCGTGGCGGTGTATTGCGTGGTCTGCGAGTTCTGCATTTGCAGCGGCGGGACCAGTACCTTGACGGTGACAGTCATTGGATGCCCTCGATGTTGTTTGCGACGGTGAGAATGATAGAAGGAATGCCGGGATGCGGAGCAACCGCTCCAGCGGCCAGTAGTTGAACTCCGAGGTTGCTTACGCTGAACATCAACTCGACGTAATCGCCAGCCTTGAGATTGAAGAAGTAGTTCAGAGAAACAAAGACCTCTGCGTTATTCCCCTGCACCCGAACTTGACTTGCAGAATTGGTGACGTCGACGCCATTCAAGCGGAACCAGAGGTAAAACTCCTGCGCTGTAGCGACGGTGCTGTCGAGTTGAATGCTGGTCTGAAAGTTGTAGATCCCACCAGTGTCAACGTAGACGCGCGATGTCGGCGTGCCGAGATACACGCCGTTGCTCAGGTCCGTCGTGTTGAACGTGATCGCGGTGGCCGTGTTGATGACCGTTGCGGATTGCGTGGTGGTGTCGTAGAACGACCCGTAGCGTGACCGCTTGAATTCGCGGTCGGGGGGCGCAGACTGCAGGCCCTCGACGTCGCCACGCAGGCCCGCCAGCAGCGTCAGCGCCTGATTGGACAGTGCCTCGGCTGCGGCGATGCGTGTTGCGGCGTCCTGCTCCAGCGTGGAGACGCGGTCGATAGCCTCTTGAGCCTTAGCTTCGGCTGCAGCACAGCACACGGCGGCGTCCTGCGCGAACTGCAGGGCCATGCCCACGGCCTGCACGGCGGTGGATTGGGCGCTGGCAGCGGCAGTGGACACCTCGTTGACGACGTCAGGCGCGATCTGATCCGCGACGCGGAACAGCGCCTCGAACTGCTTGATCTGCTCGTGGTCCTTGAGGAACGTGGCGAGCTGATCGCGCGTGAGATTGAGGCGTTGCGTGGCCATGCCGTCAGTACGCCAAGGGTTCGATCTGGGCTTCGAGGCGCATGAACGAGATGTGCGCCGTTGAGTCGCCCTGGAAGCGCTGAATGCGGAAGTTGCGCATGAATCCCTGCTGCCACCACACCAGGCGCTTGAGCGAGTTGCCGATCATGCCGGCAGCGATGTAGCGGTCCTGGCTCCACGTCTGACCGTCAACCGAGTAGCTGGTCGAAATCTGCGGCGCGACGCCAAGCGCCACGCGGCCGGTGAGTGCGACGAGCTCAAGTTCGTGGATGACGGCGCCCTTGCCGCCGTTGTAAACCATCTGGGTTCCGAATTCCCACCGCACCGGCAGGCCGTAGTGGTGCCCCGTGGTGTCTGTGGTGTAGCCCACCGTGTTTGACGTCGGATCGCCGATGTTCCAGCGGTCGAAAGCCCACACGAAGCCGGCAGCGCGGTAGCGCGAAAAGCCCATCACGCTGCTGGTCAGCACGAACCACACCTGCTGCTGCGTGGCCTGGCTGGCGGCGTAGTCGTACACCAGCGTGCGATCCGGTAGGTGTACGTACAGGTGCTGGTGCGTGCGGTCGTTGCGAGCCTCCAGCAGAACGGTGGAAAGTTGAGCCTCGGTGTAGTCCTCGAGGATATGGTCGATTTCCTGCGTGGAGATCTTCTGCGCGTTGGCGTTGGAGCCGATGTAAATCCCCGGCGACTCGTTGAAGCCGGCACCCAGAAACGCCACAGCCTCTGCGAATACGCAGCAGGCGTGCGTACCGGCCGCGCCTTTCTCGATCTGGGCGCCGTCGATGCGCTGGAACGGGAAGAAATCCCCGCCAACGTTGTCGAACACTTCGATGGTGTGCGTGTTCAACGCGTAAACCTCGTTGCGCACCTTCAGCAGCGCCACCACGGGGTCGGGGTCCACCTCGCTGCTGCCGTACTTCAGCGGGTTCACCGACAGTGGGTTCGTCAGGTCGGTGACGATCAGGAACTCGCCGTCCGTCGTCATCCAGTAGCCATCAACCCAGACGACATCAATCACCGTACCCAAGTCAGGGTCGGTGTTCTGCGTCAGTGTGCCGGCAACCGGATCCCAGAAGAACAGGTTTCCGTTGGACGCGATGCCCAGCAGGTCGAAGCTGTAGTCCAGCGTCGCACGCTTGCCGTCGTTGCCCACATCGCCCAGCACCGTGACCGTACCAGAGACGCTGACCGTCACGAGCTTGCTGCCCATTACGCGGTACAAGATGCCGTTCCAGAAGATCCCGCCCCTGTCTGGCCCAGGCCCCCCGCCGTTTGCCACCAGGCCATCAGCGGGACGCAGGTATTCCTGGCTCACGCCGCTAGTCTTGGGCACCGGCACCAAGTTGACCGGGTACGAAGTTCGGACGTCAGGACCGTTGTCGGTAAAGACGCCGGAAAGGATGGGGATTTGGGGCATGGATCACCACTTGACCTTGTCGGCCCAATACGCTGCCGACATCTTGCCCTTGGAGATATTGCCGGCGTGGCGGGCCTTGAACGATTCTCGGCGCGCGCGGTCTGCCTCAGATTCGCCTTCGCGGCGCGGTGACCCGCTAACACCCTGCTGACCGAAGCGGATGGTCTTGATCTGATCCCCAGACTTGGCCACCACGACGTGAGATTTCGTCGGGTGCGACGGCGTGCGTTTCGGCTGGTTGTAGCCCGAAACGCCAGCCTTTGCCAAGCGGTGATCTTTCGTGGCCATCACGCAATCCGATACCAAGAGTTCGTGGCCTGCACGAAGCGCATGCGGAAGAAATCTTCCGCAGCCAACGTGGTCGGGTCGCCGAATGCTGCGGCGGCGCCATTCAGCCCCAGCGTGAACGCCGTGATCTGCTGGGTGGTGGTGATCAGCACCTCGGTGCCATCGGGTGTGGCGGTGTTCAGCGGCAGCACCACGGTGCCCGAGGCCAGCGTGCCGGCAGGCTGAAGCAGGATCCACTGCTGCTGCGCAACCGGGGTGGGTGCGGCGATGGAAAAACCCGTCGTCGGGACGTAGATGTTCGTGGCCAGCGTGGGCGCGGCGAACTGCTGCTGGAAGTACGACAGCAGAGCCGACATCGGTAGACGCCGAGAGTCGCCGTTTTGCGGCGAGTACACGGGGATCTGGTCGCCAGCACTGACCTGCGACAACAGCGAGAGTTGGTAGATCTGCGGCATGGTGCGGCCTCAGTTGAATGCGAGCGGGCCATCCGTGCCGACCGTGATCGGGTCCACCGGGGCCGGCAAGAAGGGATCGTCGTAGATGCGCCAGGGCTTGTTGCCTGCGCCCGCGGGCAGCGTGCCCGGGAACTGTTGCTCCACCGGCATGGCGGCGCGAGACAGCAGCGTGTTGTACGCCTGCTTGGCGGCCATCATGGTCTGCGGCATCAGGGTTTTCCCGTAGCCAGCAGCCAGACGGATGCCGAGGTTGGTGATGATGGCTTCGTTGGCGCTGTCGGGGACCTCGGACTCGGCGTTGATGTCGCTGAACTGCGGGCTGGACGGCAACGGATAGGCCAGGCGGATGCCCTTGGCGTTCCACTCGGCCATCATGGCGTCGAGGCGGCGCAGGGCAGACTCCAACTGCTGGGGTTGGATGTCGAAGGCATATGCCGCGAGGCCGACTTCCTCGAAGGCAGCTTCAACGAACTGGCGCTTGCTGTAGCCCATCAGACAGGCCCTTTCATGGCAGCGTCAATCTTGGCCAGCAGCGTTTTGTCGCTGGTGCGCCCATCGAACTTGATGCCCAACTCGGTGGCCTTGGCCTGCAGTTCAGCCCGCGTAGGAGGCGCGTTGTCGTCCTCGGGCACCTCGGGTATCTCCGATGCGCCTGCGAGCGATCCTGCGGCCTTCTGGGCGGCTTCCTGAGCCTGCAGCTTCAGCCACGGCTTGAGCTTTCGGATCTTCTTGGCCTGGCGGTCGTTCAGCCCGGACAGAAACGCCGCTTCGCCGGCCTGCGCGATGGCGTCGCGCACAGTCACGGCCCATCCCTGGGCGAGATAGACGTCGTGTTCTGCTTGGTCGCCCACAGAAACAAAGCGGTACGTGCCGCCGCTACTGTGTCGCTGCGTACCAGGGGACAGGTAAACGAAGCGCGGGAATTCCATCACTTGGGCTTCTTGGCGGTCTTGGCCGACGCACGAAACGCCACGGCCGTGGGCGCACCCTTGGCGCCAGGCTTGCGCATCTTTTCGCCGCTGCCGGCAGCGATGCGCTCGCGCTTGGCGTTGATGTTGGCGTACAGGCCGGGCTTCGATGCCTTCATTTCATGCCCCGCTTCATTGGCGCAGGGCCGGGGCCTTTGCTCGGCTTGCCGGCCTTCATTGCCGCAGTGCGCGCGGTGTTCAAAGCAATCGCCACGGCCTGCTTTTGCGGCTTGCCGGCCTTCATCTCCTTGGAGACGTTGGACGAGATTGACTTCTGCGAGTAGCCCTTCTTCAGCGGCATGGTGCCTCCAGATGTGAAAACGCGGGCGGCGGCCGGGAACCCCCAACCCAAACCGCCCGCGATCTGGGATCAGGCGATCCGGTACGTGATGTACGTCGTGGCCGAGTCCTTGCGCGTGCGGAACCGAGCCGCAGCGCCCGAGGTGCCGGCGGTGGCGGCCGAACCCACGATGGTCATCCCCGTGTTGACCGTGATGGTCAGCGCGAACGCGGCCAGCGTGATCAGCGACCAGTCGAACGACTCACCGACGGCGATGTTGGTAGCGGCGTTGAGGTCGGTGGCCAGCGGGAGCTGGATGCTTCGGCCGGTGGTGGGCGTGGCGGTCACGATGCCCGAGAGCAGGGCAGCAGCCGTCGCGGCCATCGAGCCGCCATCAGCGATGTTGGTCGGCGCACCCTGCGGCTGCCAGTTGCCATCATCGCTGATGACGGGATCGGTGCCGACCTCGTACTGCACCGGGAAGGCGCCGGCATTGATGACCAGCGTCGCGCCATTGGCGAACGCCGACGAGGTGTAGGTTGTGTTGGTGACGGTCTGCAGCAGGTCTTGCTGCTCAGGGTAGTTGGGGAACCCGACGACCTGCAGAACCTGCGCCTCGCCTTGCGTGCGAACGGCAATCTTCTGGTTGGCGGTGAGGGTGACGGTTGCGGTCCCTTGGGACGCGACGACAGAGTAGGTCATGGTGATGTGCTCCTGGAAGATGAGTTGACGAAGGGGGCCGAAGCCCCCTGTTCATCAGGTCTGGCCGAACAGCAGGATGCCCGACATCTCGGGTTGCTTGTTCACGACGCCGTACAGGGTGTCGAGGCGGTACTTCGTCTTCATGGTGTTGACGTCGTACTGCTTCTGCATCACCAGTTCGATGCCCTGGTCCGTCGAGGCCCGCATCACCGCCGCACCAGCATCCATCGGCACCGCATAGCGGCCCGGCAGGATTTCCAGCGCGCCCTTCTGCCAGAAGCAGTTGATCGGCGCCGCGGCGATGTTCAGCCGGTCCACGGTGGCCGTTGCGTTCGGCGTGACCACGACGTTCTGATACTGTGCCTCGGCGTCGGTGCCGCCTTGGTTGCTGATGATCGGCGGGGTGATCACGCACGTGGTAGACGTCAGCACCTGCACGACCCGAAAGGTCTTGAGATTGCCGGTGTCGCCCTTCGTGATGTGATGCACCGCGTTGACGCCTCCGATGGTGATGGCGTCGCCCGCCCGCAGATCGGTGGTCGAGGAGACCGTGATCGTCTGGAAGCGGTTGTCCACGTTGGCCGTCTCGCCCGTGGTGGCCACCGAGGTGGCCTGAGGCACCCAGTAGTTGCCGGCAGCCGCCAGCGTAGACATCGTCGGGTCCGACCCGCTGGCCGCACGGATGCGGTTGGCGTAGTCGAACTTGTACGTGTCGAAGCCAGCCACGGTGCCCACGAAGCCGCGACGATACGCCTCGTCGCTCATGCGGTTGCCGAACGAGCGCGTGGCGATCGCCAGGTTGCCGGCCATGCCGTTGTAGTCGCGGCTGGACAGCGCCAGGTAGCGGTCGAACGCCTGCACGCCCTGCTCGTTCATGATCGTGTCGCACAGGGCGACATCGTCATAGTCGCCGGCAGCGCCGGCAACGGTGACGACCAGCGAACCCTGGTTCGCGGCCACAGCCATGATGGCGAGGTTGATGTCGCTGGCGAGCTTCTGCTTCGCGGCGTCGCCGAGGCGGCCTTCCTGCAGCGCGTCGCGCAGTTCGAGCGCGTCCATGATCCACGGGACCGAGCGCTGGAAGCCCAACGTCGCCGGCACGGACAGCTGGGTCATCTGCTGGAAGTTCAGCGTCTGATCCATGCCCGAGAAGGATTGGGCGATGTAGGGCTGCGGCCGCCAGATGATGTTGTTCGTGCGCTCCATCATCGTACCTTCGGTGCGGTACATCGAGACGTGGCGCGACAGCACGAGCGCGTCGTTGAAGCTCTCGAGGATGTCCTCGAACGCGACGCGCTCTTCCTTGGAAAACGAATTCGCCATGATAGGCTCCTGATGCAAATGAGTGACGATTGCGGTGTAACCCGCGACTGCTACTCACCCCGTTGGAGCCGGGCGGACGCTCTGTTCTGCGCTGCCGATTTTGGGGCTGGCGAAACCCGAGATGGCGTGGACTATACACCATCTCTCTGGTAAGTCTAGCGCCTCGCGGATTCCTTTTCGCGCATCTGACGACGGTATGCGATGACCTTGGTCATATCACCCGTGCGCTCGGCTTCTGCACGTAGGCGATTCAGCGTCGAATCGTTGGCGCTGGCCGGCGTACCGCTGCGAACGGTGGATTCTGGCGGTGGCGCCTTGCGCGGGGTAACCTTCATGTCCTTCTCCAGTTTGCCGATGGCGACAGCGAATTTCACCGGGTCGGTGATGGCCGCGAGTTCCTTGGCGCGTTTCGGATTGCGGCCGAGCGCATAGACCAGCAGTGCCGGGTTTTCGGCGCCCTGCAGAATCACGCCCTGCTGCACGGTGCTCATGGTTTCCTGCACCAGAGCCTCGGCTTCGTCGTAGTCCTTGACGCGCAGTTCCTGCTTGGCCTTGCCGTACTGCTCCAGCTTGGACTGCCAGGCTTGAGTCTGCTCTTCTTCCGCACGTTTGGCGCGTTCGCGCACAGAATCGACTTCGCGCTTGCGGGTGTACCAGGCTTCAATCTCCTGCTCGAACTTGGCGCTGTCGTAGTCCACGCTTTCCAGCGTCGGCTTCGGTCCCAGCGTCAATTGCTGCTGGGGCGCGACGGTCTGCAGCTTGGCCTGCAGTTCTCGGTTCTGCCGCTGCAGTTCACGGTGCTGACGGCGCAGGTCGCGCACCCAATCGGGGGCGCGCTCTGCCTCTTGGGCTGGCTCTTCGTCGCCGATCTGGACAACGAGTTCGTCTTCCGCCTCCGGAGGTTCGCCGTCAGGCTGCTCGGGCTCGACCTCCGGCTCTACGGCCGCGGGCTCCAGTTCGTCCAGGACTGTTTCTTCGTTCATGCTCACCTCATCTCACGCATTGCCGGCTGCGTGGTTGCCGTTGGCGCGATGCGCCTACATCACTCCGCCGCCAGTAGCTGCTCCACTGTCAGCCGAACCCCCGCCGGACATGCCGCCATCGCCGCCGACTGCGCCATACGACGTGCCCATGCCAATATCAAAACCAAGCGCCTGGGCAGCAACCGTCCCCGGGTCCCTGCCGGCAACCGCTTCAGATCCGCCCATTGCGTTGATCAGCCCCTGTGCCTCAGCCGGCGTGATGCCGATTTGCTGGGCCATGTCAAACGCTTGCGGGCTCATTGCGATTGACGCCTCCGAAACCGGCGTCAACGAAGCCTTCAGCGCAGTGCCGACCGTGCGACCTGTCGCTAATTTCGACGCCAGATTGATCGCAACAGGAGTCGCAATGTTCGCAAAAAACCCAGCAATGTCCGCGGGCGTGATTGGGCCGAACGGAGTTTGCGCAAGCGCTTCGTTGTTGAAGTTCACGCCGTCGCCAGTGAACCCCCCGGGCGCGCCGAAGTCACTGCCGTCCGCCATGATTTCCTGTGCGCCACCGCCGCCCATCTGGCCGCGGACGCCTGCTTGCGGCGTTCCGCCAGTGGGGCCGAACGTGATAGGCACCGTGGCGAAGCCGGTGTTGAGGCCCTGTACCGCCTGTCCGAAGACAGCGCGGCGCAGGAGTTCATTGAGGAACGGGTCCGCCACGAATCACCTCTATAACGCCCTTGGCGGCGTCGATTGCGGCCTTCTGGTCATCCATCTCCAGTCGGGCCAGGGTTTCGACAGTCTTGGCCTTCACAAGCTCGGAGTCGGCCACGGTCTTGACGACGTCAGCCTGAGCCTTGCTCGCCTTGGCCATCGCCTCCGCCGCCGCGGCCTGCAGATACTGTGCCTGCGGGTCAGGCTGCGCGTTTTGCATCGCAGCGGCAAGCGCTTGGGCTTCTTCATCGGTCGGCTTCAGAATGCCAGCCTTCACCATCTGATTGCGGAAGAACGACCGCACATCGGAAATGCCCTCGCCCTCCATGTTCTGGAAGGCCATCGCCAGCAGCACCTGCTGCGTCTGTGGGTCTTGCACCAACTGCAGCATGCCCAGCAGCGACCGCACCGTGGCGGCACGCTGGCTCTGCGACGACGGGCCGACAGTGGACACGACATCAAATTTGGCTTCGCTCAGGTCGTTGTCCATGATTACTTCGCCGTCAGGGCCGATGGCGGGCTTCATCAGCTCAACCATCGCCACCTCATTCTGAGGCCCGACGCCCTTCATCTTGCGCCCGGGCTCAACGTAGATGTCCTTGGACATCGACAGCCAAATCTCGCCGCCACGCCGAACGGCCACGCCGAAATTGCTCATGTACAGATACGCCTGCATGTCCAAGCGCTGCTGCACCATCTCAACGGCCTTGCCGCTGATGTTCGAGACGATCTTGTCGCCGTTCTGTTGGTTGCCCAACAGGTCGGCCATGTCCTGTTCGGTGATCTGCAACAGTGCCGCCATTGCTGGCGGGATCGCGGCCGACTTCGTGTAGCCCACCGGGCCGCTGATCTGCTGCGACCCGTCAGGCCCCGTCACCGGGTTGATCAGCAGGTACGGGTACTGCCTGATGTTGTCCTCGGACCACATCATCTGGTGGCCGGCAACCTGCTCGGGCGTCAGAATCGGCTTCTCAATGCTGGACAGAGCGCTGATCTCACCCAGCTTCGAGAGCTGCATGTTCTTCAGCCGCTGCGCGTCCTTCGCCGGACGAACCACACCCATGCAGCGCTCGACGTTGTCGATAAACCACCGCTTGCCGTACACCGGCACGATGGGGATCTGATCGCCGGCAATGAACCCCTCGTCGCTAAGCACCTTGCCGCCAGACATCAGGTACTTGTGAACCTTGCGCTGCTTCACGCGGCGTCGACGCACCTCGACATTGCCCGTGGCCAGCAGCCTGTTTTCCAGATCGGGGTCCTTTTCGAACTCGTCCTGGTGATACTTCTCCTCGACGCCGTCAATGCCGACATACGTCCGCACTTCGCGTGAGACTTCCTCGACCTCATAATACTCGGCCACGAACACGACGTCAGGCGTACTCCAGTCGAACTCGTACTGGTAGATTTCCTTCGGCCACGACGCAGGGTCATCGCCCCACTGCTCTGTATACGCATCGCGCGACACTGCCGTCAGCACATAGCAGCGCTTGGCGTCTGCCTTGTCCTGCCGCTTGGCATCCAGGTCGAAATACACGCTGCTGTCAGCGTCGAAAATCGGCTCGATCCGAATGCGCTGCTGGTCGTTCTCCGAGTCGTACTCGTCCTCGTACACCGCCCGCAGCCGCCAGGCACCAAAACCGCCCGTCACCGCTTCGTCGAAGGCGTTGTCGTACGCCTCGGACGCCGCGGAATCCTGCTCGTCGGCGCGATACAGGCGGTTGCAGACGTCCGCAAGATTCGTGCGCTTGCTGCCGTCCTTGCTGATGAAATCAACAGTGACCCGGTTGTTCCTGTACTCGTTGATGATCCGCGTCACCGCCAGGGTGATCTTGTTCACCTCAAACCGCGGACGATTCTCGTACTGATCCTGCAGCGGGCCCTCCCACTGAGCCCCAGAAATCGACGCGAAGCGCCTGTCCTGCAGGCACTGCAGGCGCTCGTCGCGCAGCGCAGACTGGATGCTCGAGAACTCGTCCAGCGCCCGCTGGTGGACGCTGCGCATCCGCTCTTCGTTGCTCATACGCGGCATGACGACCCCCAGAAATTCACGGTCGGAACCGCGTACACAGACACTCCGCGCGACGACTGGCCACTATCCAAGCGCGACGCAACCGGGAACGCAAACGTCACCGCGATCGCGTCTGCTGCGTCAGGCGATGCCAGGCCGCGTGATCTCATGTCCTTCTTCGACTCCAGAAACACCGTTCCGCTGCTGTCAGGCTTGGTCTTCGGACCCGTCAGGTCTGCCTTCAGAGCCTTGTCCACAGGGATGCTCGCGGTTTTCAGCCACTCGCGCATCGCGCCCCACATCTCTGCGCGCTTGTTCCCCCACATCACGGGACGGCTTGATTTCCACCCGAAGTTTACACCTCTCACAGCATACCGCTGCTCTTTCAATCGGTCCAGCACTCCATACCCAAGACCGCCCTCGTCAATCACCGTCATCGCCGGCTCGTACCGCTCAATCGCTTCAATGACGTGCCCCACTACCGTCATCGTGTCATCGCCCTGATACCTGTGCAGCGCCACCAGGTCACGCCCACGGCGCACGGCAATCACCGTCGAATCCGCGCCACCCCGGGCCGGATCCACGCCCAGCACAATCGGCGCGTCGGGATCCTTCCACGGCGGGCGCGACACCGCCTCGTCCACCAGCGCTGGCGCAATGAACTGGTCCGCCCCCGACGACGGAAACTGCCCGTACACCTCGACCCTAGCCTCGCGTGAGTCCTCGCCGTATTCCGCGATGATCGCTTCGTAGACGCCCTTGTCCGTGTCCTCCACAGCCCTGGCATCTACCTGCAGGTTCTGCCAGAAAGCTCGCTTGGCGTGGAAGCACTCGAAGAAATACCCCGTGTTCCGCCGCGGGTTCGAGAACGCCAGCCAGAACCGGTGCGGCGTGTTTTCCGTGAAAAACCCCGCAGCCACCGACCAGATCGCATCCGGGATGCCAGACGCCTCGTCGAACACCACCATCATGCCGTCGTCGTTGTGAGGCCCAGCGTACCCGTCCGGGTTCTCCTCACTCCAGAGCTTCCCCTCCGCGCCCCAGTACCGCGTGCCCTTCTTCAGATCACGCTCCACCAGGTCCGTCAGCCACTTCGCCGGCACGATCCGCGTTGCACTGATTTCCCACCAGTGTGAGTGAATCAGCATCGCCAGCCACTTCGTCACCTCGGCCCAAGTCACGCTGCGCAACTGCGATTCGCTGTTCGCCGAGACGATTACGCTCGCGCCGATCCGCGTGCTTAGCATCCAGAGCACCAGCCAACTCACCAGCGCCGACTTCCCGATTCCGCGCCCCGACGCCACCGCCAGGCGCATCACCTCAAACAAATCGCGTGTGCCGTTCGCCTTCACGTGATCCCGGATCTGCCGCAGCACATCGCGCTGCCAGCGGCGCGGCCCCGTGCGCTTGGCCAGCGGCGTGCCCGCCTGCCCCCAGGGAAACACAAACATCACCCACGCCTCGGGGTCGTCCCGCAGCGCAGGCGACCACATGCGGGTCATCAGCACCTGTTCTTCGGCCGGTGTGTATTTTATGGACTGCATGGTCTATATCGGCGCGTATCGGCTCATATCGCTTCCCCCAGCGGCTCCCGCGCCAGCGGTAATACCGCAGCCGACCGTGGCGCAATATCCACCACATCCTCCGCAGCAATACGCTCCACGCGCTTCTGCGCCTCCTCTAGCGCAACCGTAATACTAATCTGCGCCGAGCCCTGCACCTCGACTTTCTGGGTGGCAACCCAATCGTGGCGGTGTTTCAGAAACTCCAGCGCCGCTTTACTATCCCCAGCCTGCGCAGCATCAAATACCACGCGGGACATTTCCATCTCACTGTCGGCGCGGCCTTTCATTTCCGCTACCTCGGCTATCGGGTCCATTATCTTCAGGCGCGCCAATTCAGCCGGCAATATACCTGCCGCCAGTGCAAGAGATTCTCCACGCAAACCTAAGCGAGCGGCATCGTATATGCGCTCCAGCATTTCGGGCGTGGCCTTTAGCTCGCGGGCGCGGACTGGAAGATCGCGGAACATCCACGAAGTGTAGTGCAAAAAAAATTCCGTGCGGGGGCTCCGCATACGAACACCGTCGGCCCTCCATCGTTGGTGTACCCCCCCGCCTGGTCGTCAGCACACTGATCATCCTCGATCCGATCATCAGCACACTGACGATCCGCATTCTGACGCTCCGGACGCTGACCATGCTGCGCCGCAGCACAGGGCCGGCAGGGTGGCGCGCAGCGCTGGTCCCGGCTCGATGCGAGCCCCCGCTAACATCGGGTGCCCATGGGTATTAGGGGTATGAGCATCCTTTCGTCGGCCCGCGATGGTCAGGGGTATTAGGGGCATCGGGGCATACCCCCCGGCCAATACCCCTCGATACCCCTCGATACCCCTCATACCCCTCCCCTTTTATTTAGCTCAACCCCCGCGACCTTTGCTAACTTATCTCCTATTCTGGGGGGTATTAGTGGCATCCAGAGGGGCGCATGGGTCTGCCGCAGGGGTACACCCAACACCGCGCAGGGGTCACCATAGGAGAACGCCGAGGGGTACACGCTGACGGGCTCGGGTTAGGGAAAGCCCCTACCGATCCTGACGGCGGTTGTAAGTTTCGCGTAAGGAAAGTCGCCGACACTGTCTCTGTCGCGCCGATGGGCGGTGCGCAAGGAGTAGAGAGATGGAAGCACGGGTAGAGATTGTGAACGTGGGCGCCGACACGGCGCGCACGATGATGCGCACG